GGCAGGTATTCCAAAGTCTCCACCATCATCATCCTCTATAGCATAAAGCTCGTCTCTTGTCACTCTGTCAGGATCGATGCGGATCAGTTCGTCCTGCAATTGCAGCGCCACGCTGTCGTCATGAGGACCGATCAACTTCAGGGTCTGGTGCAGTTCCGTTTCAAGATCATCCATTTCGCGGGGGATGGATGGCTGCGGTTCGGTGGACGGCGTTGCCTTGCTGCGATCCGGCGGGGTAAAATCCCGTTCGACGCGCTTGCCGAGCGCCGACATCTCCGCGCTGTTCATCCGCGACGCCATGCCATAGCCGAGCACGCCGGACAGGATCGTCGCACCGGCAATGTTCATCGCGCTTTCTTCGGGCGTCCTTAGTTCCTGCGTGCCCTGCAAGACGCCTTCGGCGATCCCGGCGCCGGCCGTTCCAAATGCGCCCACCTTTAAAGCGGTGCCCAGTTTGGATGCGCCCTTCGCAGTGCGGACGACCGCGCCGCCGGGGAGCAGGCTCGGCAGATCGAATATTCCCGCCGCCATGCTCTGCGCAAATCCGAGCATGCCCTGGCTTTCGAGATATTCCCGGTCCTTGCGTTCGCGGACGATATCCTGCTTTATGAGTTCAGCGTGCTCGGCGTTGTTCGCTCTTGAAAACCGATCCATATAAGGCTCGAATTCGGTTCCTGTCAGGTCAACCCATGGCTCATAGTCCGGATCAAAATCGCCGGTATATTTTCCGGACTTGTCGGCCAGCGTCGAGCCGATGGTGTTCTCGGTACGGAACGCTGCTCCTGCGCCTTTCGGATCTGCCGCAAGCGCACCGCCGCCTACCGTGGCCATGACGCCCAGCGTCGGAAGAGGTGCGAGCAGCAGTCCCGCGCCGATACCAACAACGGTGCCGACCTTGGCGATATCGGAAAGCGTTGAATCTTCAGGGGCATCGGCAAGACGCTTGTCCTGCGTAACGGGCAGGAAGCCGCCTGGATTTTCGTCGAGAAATGGCATGATTATTGAGCGTCCTGATCTTCAGGGAGTTCCAACCCTTGCCCGAGTTGCGGCATTATCGGCTGGTAGAGTGGTATTTCCCCTTCGCGTTCGATCTCGCGTATTTTTTCGTCCCTGTCTTCACGCGCCCTTTGTGTTATAATCGCCGACTGCTTCGCCAGCGCCGCCTTCACATCGACGTAGAAGTTGCCAGGGGAGACCATGAATGCGGGGATGCCGTTTTCATCGTACTCCCGCCAAGCGACGCTATATGACGGGTGCGGTTTGCCAGCAGCTAAATCGGCGTAAGTCTGATCATTCACTTCCAGGAAAATATCTTCCAGCGGGATTTCATCGAGGCCGGTTTCCGCGCGCAGCCCTGTGCCCGGCTCAATCTCTCCAAGACGCCCAGACCGCTCATTGACGGCGCGTTTCAGTTCTTCCTGGAAATACTCATAGGAGGGACCACCGCCGGAAACAGTTTCGATCGGATCGTAATAGGTCTCCGGCGTATGCGCCATCAGCCGCTTGTTGCCGGTGATGGTGGAGACCTTGTAGGCTTTCTTCATCTCGTTGAGGGCGACTTTTTTCGCGAGCTTTGGATCACCGGTGCGGATATAGTGGTAGTTCACCATGTCGCGGTACGCATCGAGCATGAAGACGGCCTGGCGATCTGATCCGCCGGCCGCCGGGCTGGTGAACCAGCTCCTGTATTCCCGCGTGATATCCTCGACGGCGAGATCCTTGACGACTTCGGCGGCTTCTTTCTTCAGGCTGCCCTGCCTTGCCTGGAACTCCGGCGAACGCATCTGATCGATGCGGCCGATAGCTTCTTCGGCAGGCAGGCCGACATCTGTAACCATCGTGTTGAAAGTCTCGATCTCGTCTGCCATATCCCTGGTGAAGCCTTCGCCGCCGCTGACAGAAAGTGCCGCGGGGCGCTCGCGCATGATCCGGCCAAGCGTCTGATAGGCGTAGTGCCGATCCTCAACAGTCCCGTTCAGCGCCATGCCGCGTAGCGTCTCAAAAGCGCGTTCAGGGATGTAACTGATCGTCTTGGCAAGGTGCGATAGCTGGTCCGCTGACTGCCGATCATGGTTCGCGATGCCGTCGAGCAGCGGCGTCGCCTCGAACGCCTTGTCGATTGTCTTGCGGTCTTCACTGCTTGCGGGGTCGACGGGGAGCGTGCCGCCGAGAACGGCCGCCGCCCTGCGCCGATTGCGGTATTCCTCCTGGAACGTCTCCATCAGCTTCAGGCGGGCTTCTGCGGGGATATTCTGGTATGGTCCCTTGTAGGAGGCGCTGAGAATTCCCGGCTGTGTGGATGCATCCTCGCCCGTTACGCCCAATGCCATGTTGAGACGGCCGTTCAGCCGCGTGTCGTGACCGCGCTCGCTATAGACGCCGGTTTTCAGCGCTGTCGGAAAATCGCTCCCCAATGCAGCGCGGTCGGCTTCCGTGATGGCTTTCAGGAATTCTGCCGGATCCCCATTCGCTTCGGCTAGCGCCGCGCCGATCCGGCGCTTGTGCTTGTTCATGCCGTCGATCGAGCCCGGACCCTGCTGGACGACACGATCGGCGAAATAAGCCTGCACACGCAGATCGCCTGCAATCTCATCGGGAACGCCGGCGCTCGCCAGCTTGTCTGTGATGCCTGCGATCACATTGTCCTGATACCACTGCATTTCGGATGCGTGGAGTTCGACCGGAGCTGCGCCGGCGGCATTCTTCCATTGCTTGTCGAATTCCGCAGTGCCAGGCTCTGCCGTCAGCCCGAACTGCTCGCCATATTGCGCCGCGAACTGCTGCGCCGAGCCGCCGGAGTTCAGACCGAAATTGCCGTAAGACTTTGAACCACCGCTATCCCGCGCGACCTGGCTGACGCCTTCAAGAGGATCGTCCTTGCCGGTTTCAAGCTTGATGGAGATCCGCGCGGGGCTGGCAAGATTGTCGTTGGACGCAGGCGCGGTTGTCGGCTCCGCTCTCAGTTCCGGGTTCTCATCGGTATCGAGCAGCACGCCGCCGAGATCACGCATCACCGCATCTGGGTCACCGCTGCTTTTCCACCGGGACTGGATATGAGCAACCTCCATCTCGCCAAGATCGTTGCGCAGGAGCTTGTCCTTGTCGATCTCGGAAAGATAAGGATTGGCAGCGACGAGACCGGCGTAATCGTTCTTGATCTCGTCAAGCGGCGCGCCGGACTGCGATCGCTGGATGTAGGACGTTTTCCGCTCGCCGAGACGATTGATGGCAGAGTTTCTCTGCTCGGTCCGCATGAAATTCGAAGAATCCCGGAAATGCCCACGCTCGGTCAGCCTTAACTTGAGCCCGTAATCGTCTTTCAGGGAATCCGGGATGGTTTCATAGAACTGTTGCGCGCTATCCTTGAAGCCTTGCACCCAGCGGTCGTTAAACCCGTCGACCTGATCCGGCGTGGTTTCGAATTTTGCCCGGTCGAGCGCTTCCTGCTGGTTCCATTTGAAGTCCTGGTAGCGGGCCTCGGTCTCGTATTTCTGCGCAGCTTTCCGGTGATCGGCCAGCACTTCGCCGGATCGGGAAATCCCGCGGCCAAGATCCTGCACGCCTTTGCCGACGGCTGTGACGTCATAGCTTGCAATGGGGCGGCCGGTCTTTGCTGAGGGTAATCCACCCAGATCCTGTCGCGTCGGCAAACGGGCCATTAGCTGTACCTGTAACTGCCGGAGGAAGAACCGCCGCCGCCAGACCCTGTGTTATATTTCGACAATCCGGATGAAATCCCCCCGAGGATGGTTGCCGCCGCTGACAGTTTGGAACCTTTCTTGGCCGCCTTGCCGCTGATCCTTGCGCCTGTTGCCTGGGCCTCGGTTCCGGTGCGCCGCGACTTGCCGCCATATTGCGCCATCTGCTCTTGCAGTGTACCGTAGCGCTCGATTTCGTCGGCGAGCGCGAGCGACGTCGGATCGGTTGCGGAGAAGCCGGAAGCGGCTGACCGCGCCGTCAGCGATGAAAGCGCCCGCTCCTTCTGTTCGCGGAGCTGCTTTGCTTCCTGCTGCCCTTGCGCCTGGTCTTCCTTGGCGCGGATGTCGAGCTGCGCGGCTTCGTAGTCAGCCTGTTGTTTGGCGGCATTGCCAGCCGCGATCGTGCCGCCCGCCTCCATGACGGAACCGGCGACTGTCGCAACCAGCATGGCTGTGGTAATCGGATCGGCCAATTAAGCCCTCCAACGGAAAAATATCATTGATCTGGGGTCAATCTCAAAACCAAGGCTTGTCAGCCATTTCAGGGAACCGGCTTCGCCTTCATCTCTTACTGCGTAGACGATGCGGACGCCGGAGCGGCGGGCGTCGGCGAGAAACCGGATCGACGCGCGAATGATGGAAACTTTGTATTTTCGGCATTCGTCCGGGATATCTGCAAAACCGTACCAGCGGCCTTTTTGCAGATACATGCCGCCGATGCCGATGATCCTGCCGTCAAGCTCGCCGACCACGGCTCTGATCGTTTGAGCGCTCGGGCGTCCGGCGTAGGATTCAATGTCCTGCTTGGTTGCCGCGCGGATAATCAGCTTTTCTGTTGCCATTCAGGCTGTGTCTTGATAAGCTATAAATTCGCTGTGCGGCACAGTAGCGCGCGGCGCGGCAAAGCATAGTTTTGTGCGGTCCTGCGGAGTATTGTTAGGCAGCGCTATGCAAAGCATTCCAAGGGAGGCGGCTTATGCCGCCTCATTTACTTTTCCGAGGTCACAACAGTTGGCACAGCGGCCAAAATTGTCGCCGGCCGTGGAGCTTTTGCGCGGATAATAAGTCTCGGATCGGTCTGATAAGTCGATGGAACCGGAACGGCAATATTGTCGAGCGCCTGGTGGATCGTATCGGCGTCAATGACTTTGCCATCAATAACGCTAGGCAGCTTGTCGAGATTTCCGGTGTCGCGTGCGCCATATGACAACGAATGCTGGTGCGTCTTGTAAAGGATTAGCGAGACTTGCGGGACCCTCTTCATTTGGCCCAAGGCCGAGCCGAGTTCGGCGGCGTAAGCCAATTTTGAGCTTTTCCATGTTGACCGATATCCGAGCCCTGCTACGCCCTGCTTGAGACCATCTGTTAACCCGGTAATTGTCAGATCGCCGCCTGTGTCAACAGTATGGGTCACCTGCACACCGGAGACATCTGGAGAGGCGTCAATATACGGCGTGCTCCCAGAGTCCAGATCGCCCCAGACAACAACCTGTTCACCGCCCAGATGCTCGGCGGCATCGGCGAAGGTCAGCGCTCGGCCGGTATCAGCCGAGAAACTCACCGCACAATCGGCCAACCACGACAGCCCTGTATCACCAAGACATTCGCTTTCCAATGCCCATTTTTCGAGGTATCGTTTATGCGCGCCGTTGATGGTGCGGCGGATGTGATAGTAGACGGCATCTTCCTCGATTCCGGGAAGCACCATAGCGCGCTCGACGAGTGGAGATGTGCCGGTGTCGCCTTCCCATATCGACCAGGCAATCACTTCCTCTGAGGGTTCAAAAGTCAAAATCGCGACGCGACCATCGCCCAGCACGCAATGAATTCTAGTATCAGGCTGACGCTGAACCGCAATCGAAACAACCCCGGCGGCGAGCAGGTCCGGCACCAGCAGCGTAAGCTCGAAGGCTTCATAATCGGCGAGCGTATTTTGCGCCGGGCCGAGTTCGAAGACACGCTGTTTCGATCTCTGCACCATAATGGCGCGCGTGTCGATCGCGACGGCGCGGACGTTTGCGGAGCCATTGGTAGAGAACGGCACGATGCTGGAATTGCTTGGCGTCAATGGCTCATCGATCGCCGATGATTTGACCGTCAATTCCGATCCTGCGGTCCCGACCAGCAGGCGCAGCGCCGACATGAGGTAATGGATGTTGTCGACGGGACCGGAACCGATTGTCCGGATGATCGGCGCGGCATCGCCTTCGACGCTGACATCGAAGTTTTCGAAATCATCCGAAGCCGACAGGAAGATGCTGCCGCCTTGCGCATGCGCCAATCGACCGCCATGCAGGCGGACGGCTGTCGGGAATCCGCGCGCCGTGGACCAGTGTCCGAATTGCCAATTGTCAGTCATTCCGGTATCGGAGAACCGTGACAGGACTTCGATATCGACATCGGTGTTGGAGTTATAGCCGGTAATCCGGGCGCGGCCAGTGACGCCGCCGCCGCGATAGATAGCCGTGACCAGAGCCGCGCCTGAAGTCCATTCGATCATTCGCGCGCGGTAATGAACCGAAATATTATCTTCCGTGTCGTCAAGATTGACGGTAAATGTGCCGGTGTCGCTGCCCGCCGTATCGCCAGTGTCAAGCGTGTGGCCAATGTTACTTGTAATCGGTTTGAAGCCAAAATCAGGTCCATCAAATGATCGCTCGATGCGGATGCGTCCGGTATATGTGCCTCCGATATCAAAGGTGATACGCCTCTCATTTGATGGACCTGCAGCGCCAGTGTCGCCGATACCGGTGACCTCGATCGCATCTGTCCTGGCGTCCAGCGCCCCGAGGGGCCACTCCCCGCCTTGCCCTTCGTTGAAGACCCTGATCAGCGATCCGACATGGCTTGTGCGGAATAGTGGGGTATCGGCGCTGAGCGTGCTGTTGCCGTAGAAGTGTGATGCGGACAGTTTGGCGGAAGATGATGGCGACGTGAGGAAAGGCCCATCATCCGGCGCATAGTCAACCACGGACCAGGATCGTCCCGTGCCGCGCCGTTCGATCTTCTGTGGACGCACGTCCTTGCAATCGACATAGATGACATCGGCAGACTGGTCGTAGCGGATATTATCGAGACTGCCAGCCGTCCACGGGGTTCTAAGCTCGACCGTGCCGCTATCGCCGATGGACAATGATCTGACTATGCGATTGACAATGTCGCTGTTCTGCAGGGTAATATGGAAATTACCCTGTGGCGTGAAGGCCAGATTATGGTATCCCGTACCCAGCGACGTTTCCGTGATGTAATCATCATCGCCGTCGGTTGAGCCGACGCGCAACGTGACCGGTCCTCTTTCGACCTCAATATCAAGCGAATGCTCCGTACCCGTATCGCTGACGATGACACGCCTGGTTACCTTGGCCACAGACCCGATGGCGGTCGCATTGAGGGTCACGCCCTGTGCGCCAAAAACAGCTTGCCCGCTGGCTGGGGCGGGTCCGAACAATTCTACTTCAGCCATTGCCATAAGTTCAGGCGCCGTGATATTCAGACGCCAGTAGCGATAGGCCGTCTGGCCCGTGTCATTCTGTGCTGTATATGTCCTCTTCTGTCCGACTGAAAAGCTCTGGCTGGTCCGGCTATCCTCCGTCACCCATCCGGTTCCGGTGTCAACATCATTGCCTTGCAGCGTCCAGGCTGTTGGCGGATCCTGTTCTCCCAATGCTGGCGACGGAGCACGGATTGAATAAGATGTTATCGCTTTTTCATTACCGGAACCGAAATCAACCTTCCACCATTGCGGCGCGGTTCCCATGCCCGATGACCAGTTCGTATCGATTTTATTATCTCCGGCCTGCCATGCTGGAGAGCCTGCTTCCTCAGATGAGGCGGCAATGGTTACGCCATCTGTACCACTATCCGACATTTGAGGAATTTCGTCGGGGGAATTTGTAGAAATATCACCGCCCGTGCTCGCATCAACCCAGCCCGTATCGGTCAACGCGACCGTCGTATCGACGGCGGGTCGCCCCAGCAGTGACAGGTCATGCGCATCCGAGCCCTGCCATGAGCGCATTGTTCCAAGACCGGAACCGGTGTCATTGGTCAGTTCGATAAGAGCAAGGTCATCCGCCGAGGCGATGAATTCGAGGAACTCGGCCCCGGTGTCATGAAATGAACTGCCCTGGTACTGAGTGCCCGGACGAAGCGACATGCTTCCTTGCGTAGCCAAGGTGAAGTTCGTGCACGTCTCTGCCGACAGCCGCGTGCGTTCAAGATCAACGCGGGCGAGCGATTTGGGTCCAATCAGCCCACGGTTGAAGGAAAGCAGAGGGACATTCTGTCGCGCCATGGTGCGTTAGCCTATCAGAGAGCCGCGTGATCCGCGGTCGCGGCTTCCGCCTGAACTTCCCCATCGAGCGCGAGTCCATGAAGACGTCGGCCTGAATTTCGGCTGCGATTCGTCCATGGCGTCAATGTTCTTTGCCTCTTTCCGCGCCTTGTCGCGGAGCTTGCCGATATTTTCCTTGAGCGAATTGTTCTGCGTCAGCGCAAGACAGACCCGCTCGGCAATCTCCAGCGAAACGAACCGGGAGAACTTTGCCGGCCACCTTGTCAGATCGAGGCCAAGTCCGGTATCGTTCGACACGTAGCGGAAATACAGCGGTGTCGTGTCGGCGGACCAGAAGTTCGCATCATCGTAATAGCTGATGAGCGGGTTGGCGAAATACTCGTCTTCGCTCACCCCCGATGTCCGCACCCAGTCCGACGGCTTGGCGAACACCTCCGTATAGCCGAACTCTGGCGTCACGCCGGTATCCGCCGCCGCCTTGATGGTCTCCATGGCGAAGTTCCAATGGCCGGACGCGATGCATTCGGCCACCACGTCGCCCCAGACGGCCGTGGTTTCCCTCGCCGCCTTGATGTCTTCGCCGGTGTCGGTGATGCGCTCGTTGCCGAGTTCGACGAGGCTGGCA